CCTCCAGTTGTTCAACGTCGACGAATTGGTTCTGCACATATAAACGGCATAAGCTCTCCAGTAACAGATACACCTACACTTACCAGTTTAGAATTAACAAACTCTGATAAATTCCCAGTTACTGGTGGACGATTCTTTTTCATTCCTATGAATGAGATATCAACATACCATCCAACGGACATGTCAACTGATGTATTTAATTTTAAAAGTAAATTGTCTAGCTGCTTGCCAGTCTATACATATACCAGTAGAACAGGTGATGTAATAAGTGGTATCTCACCAGCACTTCCTACTGCAGCAGAAACAACACCAATTGTTTTAACATCAGCTGATAGAGATGCTAGTAATACCATCACAGTAACCACAAGTACAGCCCATGATTATGGGGTTGGAAATCATGTTATAATTGAAGATGCTGTATTGGGTGCTGGAACTGGTGCTGACGTTAATGGTACTTGGAAAATAACAGCCATTAACAGTACGACGGAATTTGAAGTAAATTCATTTGGTGGCCCTGCGGGAGCTAAAGCTTCTACTGGTGGAACCGTTAGAATAGAACGACTAGGTACTGCATCTGCAGGAAGTTTAGTGATATTAACCAGTGCGCAGATTGAAGAAGGCTTAGAAGGTCCTATATTATGGGATGTGAATTCAGACTTTGTATTATCATCATTGACTGCTGATTTATCAGCTGAGATTAAATCAGGAACAACAAATAGAAATGTTCAAGTTGATCCAAATCAAATACCAGACGAAGAAGGTAGATTGGTTTTTGATTACGGAACTGAGAAGCAAGAAGGCCCTATAAGGTACTTCTACAAGCCAAATTCAACCTCATTAGCCTTAGATCCTGCATATGTGTTTCAATATACCCACGATGTCGGAAGCAGTGTCACCATGATTCGTCGTCGTGGTGGTATTGTATTTGGTGGTCTTGGTGACGAATATGGAGCATATATTACCGATCCGGCAGCCGCTAGAGAAGTTTTGCAAGAGTTAATGGAAGAAGTGAAATCAGTTGGTATTTTTATCAACTTTTTGGTTAGGTATCCAGAGCAGTTTTATGCAACTATAGATGTCTATCGAAGTGGAATTGACCCAGATTCAGTATGAATCCTGGCTATTTAGGTGGTAAAATAGATATGAAGTATACAGGAGAAGAATCATGGCAGTTTTAGGAAGATTACTAATATCAAGCGCTGAGCGCCTTGATTTACCAGATTTTCTTTCTATTGACAGTTATGTCCAGGGTGATTTTAAGTACTTAATGAAGTCTTTCGTAGGGTCAGATCGACCTTATGTACTAACTGGCTTTGATATCATCAATCCTGGCGCAGCCATCGGTACTCAGAACGTAACAGTTAGAGTGGCCAATTCAGTCGTATATTACCCACAATCACTCGCAGGACCTTACTTCCATGGACTTGAAGAAGGCAACACGCTCTCAGTTCCACTAGTACCTGAGCTCAGAAAAAACAGCACTAACTATGTATATTTAACTCTCACTACTACTGATGCAGCTAAAGATACCAGAGCATTCTGGGATCCAGACAAAGAGGCCGGCAACGGTGGAGAATTCACCCAAGACGTCAATACTCAATCAGCCCTAGTTTCTACTATCAATGTATCTACCTCCTCCTTCCCAGAAGGCACGGTTCCTGTAGCTATTGTTATTATGGACGTTAATTCTATTGTATCTATTGAAGATGCAAGAGATATGATGTTCAGATTAGGAACTGGGGGACTAAGTCCAGATCCTTTATCTACCTATGCTTTCAGAGAAGATCCAGCAGTAGCAAATGCTCGCTTGGAACCAAATACATTAATGAGCAGCGCCTTAGATGCTAATGCATTTGAGGGTGGCGATAAAAACATCGAAAGTTTGAAAGAGTGGATGGATGTGGTAATGACTAAGCTTAAAGAGCTTGGTGGAACTACATATTGGTATGAAGATACAAGTACATTTAATTTAGTAAACATGTTCAAAGATGCCCTAGCTACCTCCACTAAATCTAAAGGTTTATGGACTAGTTCTAGCGGAACACCAGGATTATTAACATGGACTGAAGATATCTTTGTTCAAAGTGTATCTGATAGTAAAGACATAATTATAAGAGATGGTAATAATGTTCTGGCAAATGATCAGACCATGTACATACCATTAGTTAGAGGTGCAGAGATTAACACTGGTAGTGTTGATGTTACATGGGCTAACGGTAAAGCCTATGTTGATGGTGTTTTAGGTGCATTTGAAAACTTAACTAAAGGTGATTGGATTAAGAAATCTGATGATCCTGATTATAGATATTTAAGAGTTGAAGAGTTTTGGTTAGCTATTAACGGTGCCGGTGGTGTTGCTACTGCTGCGACTGCACTATCTGTTACCCTAAGTGCTAACTATACAGGTATAGATGAAGATAGACGTGGTGTCTACACTCAAGGTGAATACCTTAGCAGCGATGTTTTAGTTGCTGATAGAAATGATGCTGTACTTACAGATTTGGGTGGCGATCTTTTTTGGATGGCCATGCGATCAGATACCATCATGGATGTATCAGATATTACAACTACTGATTTATCAATTGATATTGAAGATCATGATGGCGCAACAGCTAAATGCACATCAGCAGCACACGGACTCTCAGATGCACAAAGAGTTGGTATTTCAGGAACAACAAATTTTGATGGTACTTATGCTGTTGAAGTTGAAGATGCCAATACCTTCTATATTAATATAACTGGTGGACCATTTGCCAATGAATTAGGTGAATCTGCCCACTATGCTACAATTACTACACAAGCACGGCAAACAACTAATGGCTTCGATTTAGAATCTGAAAATCATGAATTTAATTTAGATCAAACAATTCAAGTCACTGATACCACAAATTATAATGCTGCGTATAAAGTATTTCCAACTGGCAATACTACATTTACAATTCCAGTAACAACTGCAATTACTAATGAATCAGCTGGTACAGCTACTGCTGTTCTAATGTATGTTAGAACAGATCTTGGTCCTACTAGATTAAGTCAGGGTGAGAATAAGCAAATTGGTGAAGTTGAAACTGAAAACATTATGTCCTTCATTGGTATGGATAATACTTCACAGACTTATCCTGCATACCATATTGCACCTGATTACAACACATTAGATGCACAACAGAATTTTAATAGTGACATTACAGACAATTTAACACAAAGAACTTCTAAGCTTACTGCTATGATGGCAGATAAGGCACAAGACAAGACAATTAAGTATCTTGCTGAAGATCTCTCTTCTGTACACAATACAACCAATGGTGCCGCACAAGAATTAACATTTGTTCTTAGTACTGCAACACTAACATTACTACAACCCGGTAGTCCAGGTAACGCTGTAGTTACGCTACCAGACGTTGCTCCTGGAATTTCTTTATTAGTTAATCAATCAGCATATGTAGTGCTTGATAGAAATCTTGCAACCACTCCTTCAATTGTCGTTGCAGATACAGATTCTATAGTAGTTGATGAAAACATGTTTGTAATAGCTTCACGTCTTTCTGACACTGATTGTTGGATCTGGGACAGCACACACGTTGCTCTCGGGGCAACACCTATTGGACCAAATGGTGATTTAATTAAAGTTAGATTACATGATCCAGTTACTACTACCCTGCCAACTGGTGCAGTTACGATAGACGGTGTTGCAGTTGATCCTGATGATCTTGTGTTATTCTCTGGTCTAACTGTTGGCGATAATCAAATTTATAAAGCCGTTGGTTCGATTGGTAATATTACGGGTTGGACTGTACAATTTGCCTTTGATGGCTTTACATCGCCAGCTGAAACAGATACTGTTATAGTGATAGCAGGTGATGGTTTCATAGGAAGTATTGGTATATTTACTAATGGCGAATGGAGCTTCAATCAACATGTTAGATATTTCAATGGTGCAGACTATTGGGAAATATCTAGTTTAAATTCTATTGCATTAGCAGATAATAAATCTGCTACTGCCATTGCTGAGATAACTGAAATTACTGCTGATTCTAGAACAAACACAAGTGACGGTCAATACTTTGATATTGATGCACAAGGTGGAACACTATATAGAGTTTATATGGATACAACT